ATTATTTCTTGGTGATGTTAAAGATAAGATCTTTATTAGTAAAGGCGATCTTTTTAAAAGTCATCGTACCAGTAGTATTTCCAACGCTGCCGAGTGGAAGATTCTCGGTGGCCGCCGGTTTGGAGACAGATATACCGTTTTCAAACTCGACGATGTTGTGTTACCCTCCAATGTCGTCCTTGCTGAAGCTGTAAAAAGCTTCGTGCTCCCCTCTCCTGTTGGCTCTTTTGCTAACGAAGTGTTGCCCTCTACCCCACCAGAAACTACTGATGTTGAAGATGATCCGCCTTCAGCTGAAGAAGAGGAGTATGATGAAGATGAGGATGAAGGTCAAGACGTTACTCCAATGTGTATTTTGGATCGTCAACAAATTGCTACTCAAACTCTTATGATTTTGAAAAGCTTGGACCTTACTCCGCGTGATGCCGCAAGACAAGTACGCGATGCAAGATATGAAGTTCGTTTTGGACTATTAATGAAAAATAAGGATTGTAACAAAACATGTGAAGAACACTGGATGGGTTTGCTCCTTGAATGTGTAAATTACACTTTTGTCAACGAAACTATATTGATTACGTTAATACCCGATTACGAAAAGATTACTAATATGTCCGATATTCAAATATATAATCGTATTTCATTCTATGCTGGAGTGTTCGACAGTTCTGGACTAGACGACAATTTTGCTTTCGAAGCAGGATGGAAGTTTATGCGTGACACTCTTTACTATGCAGTTGATCAACCAAATCGAAGGATTTGGGTTGATGAGTTTATAGCCATTCAACTTAGTGCTATGATGCGTGCGAGGATGATCAGTGCTGATCTCCCCAACATTTTTAGCCCTACTGCTTTGTCTGGTTGTGTTCTTTTCAAGTTCGGCTGCCTTCCAAATTTCAACAAGTTCTTTAAAGGCTACCTTTATAAAGAAGGCAAGCATAAGGTTCGTTTATTTGGAATTGATCTTCGTGAAGATTCAAAATACACAAAATTTTGGAAAGATGCTACACCAACTCCTACTGTTAGTCCAAAGGTTGTTGAGGAAAATGCAATTGCTGATCCTTTTGCTCCTCTTATTCCTGAAGTTACAGTAGATTTGAATCCACTTCCCACAAAGGATATGGAAAAGAATATTGACGATCTCGTCAAGACTGCTGGTGTTTCACGTGACATTGCTCAAGACCTTGTCAAAAAACTTTCCAAAGCCGAAGCTTTCATGTTTGCTAACGGTGACGTAGTCGCCGAGGTGAACATTCGAAAGAGTTTCGATGAATTAGTCACTAATCTTTGTCACTATTTCTATAGTGCTAAGGACTTTTTAACTGCCTTTAATCCCAAGGAACATGTTAATTCATTTCTGTCTGGTTTGGCTCTTTTATTTGTTTTTGGCAATATGTTTGGTATGATGTTTGGTGTCTTTTTTGGCATCTTTGGTTACTGGACAATCCTCACGGGTGCCTGTTCCAGTTTTGTGTCTCTTATGCTACGTCAATACGGAAACCGCCGTGCTAAAAGTGCCATTGCACAAGCAGCATCTTTTGCTGCTGTCATTGTTGCCGCTTGCACTGGAGCTGTTTTAGTGTTGTGGGCATATAAAAAGATGTTCCTTAATGGTTCATCCTTCCAAACACAAGATTCGAATACTCTATCAATAGAGTCTTCGGAAGATGTTCCCGCCGCGCAATATGATTCTGCTGACGATCTTCCTTTGGCCGATTCATACGTAAACTTGCCGAAATGGAGTTCCTTCTATCTTAAGTCGAAAACAGATGTTTGTGGATCGAAAGGTGCACAGGTATTTGTCTACCACAAGAGTGAAAAGATTCTTTATACTACAGTAAGCAGCGGTGCAAACACTTGGGTCACTAAAGCTATCACCAAAATTGGTGTTGAAGCTAATGGCTCATTTATTGGTCCCTCGATACTGTGGACAAAGCTTGAAGATTATTGTACTTCTAATCAAGCTACCTCAGTAAAGATCCTCAGATCTGAAGCCCATGTTGGTCAAGACTGGTTGCAAAGTGCGAAAATACTTTCTTCGTTAGTCACTCTTTGTGCAGGAGGAGGTGTAGCTCCCACTATTATGGCCGTTGGAACAACATGTGATTGGATTGTGACGAAGCAGGATAATTTCACGCTCTGCGTTGATGGAGAATCAGTTCCCATTACCGATCCTGAAGCAAATGAAAGATTCCATGAAATGTCGTTGCCTGATCAGTGTGCTGTCATAGCTGGAGGATGCGTCACTACATTAACCGATGTAAAGAATGACGCTAAAGACAAGTTCAATACTGCGTTTGTTGAGTACCCTGTTTTAGGTGTTTTCTTCGTCTCTTTCGCTGTGCTGTTTTTCCTTAGGTACGTTCGTACCAAGGTTTATGCAGTTAATCGTCGTTTCGTTAAGCGAGATGATGATGTCGCCAAAGTTGACAAGGACACTTCGAATAAAACCCGTAATCAACGCCGAAATGAAAAACGTAGGAATTCGAACAAAAGTAAAGTACCACGATATGACGACAAAATCGATGGTTTATCGGAAGATGATGAACCTGAAGAATTGTCTGAATGGGAGAAAGATCAAGAGACTGTTGATTCCGATTTCGGCAATTGGTACAATTCTCATGAATCCCTCCCAATCGTGTCACGAAAGCCGGCTCCCAAACAAGAGTCGACTCCCGCGTCTGTTCCCACCTCTGTTCCTTTTGCACCCTCAAAGCCTCGCAGAAGTAGGTGGGTTAACAAGAAAGCCCAAGATCCTAACAGACCCCCGAAAGAACCTGCTCGTTTGAATAAGGATTATGTTAAGGCACAAAAACTTGGCAAAGCCAATGAGTGGGTTCCTTCCAACGGCTATAAAACTACCACTCCTGTGCGTCCCCTTCCAGCTGTTCCTGTCGTTCGCGATAGTAAATGTGCCGGTTGTGCAGCCCCAATAAGTGCTGCCACTAAGATAACGGATAAAATCATTAGTTTGATTAAACCTGCCCCAAAGAAAGTAGCTTTTAAAACGATACCATCCTCTAAGATTGAGCAAGAACCGATTAGCAATAATACTGGTCGCCCAATTAAGAGTCGTATTCTTCGTGCTAAAGAGTTGCTTAAAGGAAGGCACGTTCCGTTTCCTAAGTTAGGTGCGTCACAATCTGATGTAGATAAGTGTCACGACGAGTCTACAAAAGAATTAGCCATGTCGAATAACAAAAAAGTTTCTGATGGAACAAAGAAATCAGTTGTTCAACTTGGTTACAACGACCCGCTCAAAGGCTTTATAGCCATTGGCCACGGTGTCATGATTCAGTTGTCTGATACACCGTTGCGTCGTGGTGTTCTCACCGCGGCCCATGTCGTGTTGGCTGACGTTTTTGACCAACCTATCCCAACAATTATTAAAGATAACAAAGGTAATTTACATATATTTGAAAATGATGACAAAACTGTCTACCATTTTTCTACAAATAAGACTTTTATCGATTTAGCTTTTATTAATTTAAGTAAGAGTGTCAATATACCCCCAATAACCAAGTATGGAGTTACTCCAAAGATGATGGAACATGCTGCGATTGTTACGGTTGATGGCGTTGCGCCCGGCTGCATCTCGTCTGATGTCTCTAAACTCGATGGTACCGTTTGCTACTCGTGCTCTTCTGCACCTGGCGACAGTGGTGCTCCTGTCTTTATTAATGGATGTCTGGTTGCTATTCATAGTGGTAACCAGAGCGATCATGCTAACTACGGTCTGGCTTTGAGTGCTCTACTCAAAGACCTTGACTCAAAAAACTGGAAGGCTTCGGCATGATTGCTCTTCGCAATCAAGAGTGCGGACTTGACATGGTTCCAGTCACTCCTGCCGAAAACCTTCATAAAACCATGTGCTCTGTTGGCCGTCACGCAGTACGTGTCCCTAAGAATAATATTCATCGACACGGCCCTGCCAGCAGCATGCTCCGTTCAAACGGATCATGGTTACCTGCGGACCTCAGCTTAGACGCTCAAACGTTGGCTGAGGATAAGTTCTTCTGCCCAAAGGAATTTGCCCCTCACAAAGAGGGTTTCGATTGCTCTATCGAGTATACGATTAAGAAATTTTCTGTGATGAACTGCTCTTCCGTCTTACCTCATGAAGACGTGTGTGCTGCCGTTGACCGGAGTAAAAGCTCTGGCCTCACCTTTGCGACTTTTAAGACCAAAGGCGCTGTTGTAGATGATCCGTTTGCTAATAACATCCTGGGTCTTACATACGAGCAGTACAAATTTTGCTATGAGACTTTTAATGAAGCTTGTTTGAAAATAGAAATTCGGGAGCGATTGCGTGTTTTAGCTCATAAAACACGAATATTCGTTTCCGTTTGCTTAAGTTTAGTCATGATGGGCGTTCACCTTTTTGGTGAGCAAAATGACAAACTGTATCACAACCTGTTTGAGAGTCCTTGTCTAGCCGGAATGAACGTATTTTTCGACTGGGACAAGTTTGTGCGGAGCCATCTTCTGAGCGAAAGCCGTGGAAATGTGACTGTTTTAAGTGATTTTTCAAACCTTGACAATACTATCCATAAAGATTGGTTCTGCTACGTGGCCTATATCCGCTGGTATATGTATTCACCAGCCGAGAGAACCGATGATCTCTTTTCAAAAATCGTCGGCTATTATCGTAATGTTTCGTTCGGAATCACTATCGTTCGTGGTTGGTTCTGCGAGAAAGATGGAGGCCAGGTCTCAGGATCGGCTACCACAATCTCCGATAATTCCATCATTGTTACCAATATTAAGTACTATTGTTACATCCTATGGTACATGGAACACATTTCGCCGTATGAAGACACTGACGCTTGGCGTGAGAAGCTCTACAAATGGCTTGATGAAAATGTTTTATGTCATACTGTAGGTGACGATGGTGCTGATTCACAACCGTCCCAAATCTCAACAGATTGGATGAGTGAAGTGATATTGCGTGATTTTGGGATGACGTGTAATTACGAAAGTAGCACGTCAATATTGACAGGTACTTTCCTGTCCGGGAATTCGCGTTTTGACAAGCGTATTAACAAATACGTCCGCCTTCCCGATGCCGAGAAAGTGCGTGAAGGTGTTTGCTTTTTCAAAGGCGACAAGGACACACACAAATCTCGCTTGCAGTCAGCTCTCATTAACAGTTGGGTTCATCCTGAACTCTTCAGTGAATTGTGGGTTCTCTACAAGAAGCTCTATGGCGCTAGTGCTTTAACAGAGCGCCAAATCCAACGCATTTATACTCATTATGAAGCGTTGGAGGAATTTGAGCACCTATTGTAGTAGGCGATGTCGGGGCTGGAGTTTTAGGCCGAGTGCTGTAATACCAGAAATGGTTAGCACCTCCACTAAGCTTCACCGTCCAGACGCTCTACTTCCGACCTAAGATCCGGGTCGAGGTTCCATAGGGTCAATTATGGAAAAGTTATGTCTGCCCAGACAAACGCTCAAGTTTCATGGAATTGGAATCCACCAAAGTGTGCCAATCCATCCCAGGCATTTTGCGATCATGCCGAGCAAATCATGGATCCCCATTCATGTGCTGCCAAACGCGTTCGCCGCCCTCCGCATACTCAAGGTATGTCGACCGCTGCCGCACATAACCGAGTTATCCAACTTGGTAAATGCGGCGACACATTTGACGGTGGTGTTCAACAAGCAGGCTCCCTTGCCGGAGAACATTTTAACATTTGTTCTGCCGGTTTGAAGTATGCTGCGTTGACTACCTATGGTGCACCTTCGACTACGGTCGATGGTGTACTAACCGGAAAAATTCGTGTCCTTGCCAACACCCCAAGTTCAATCATGGCTTCAGGTGATCCGTTGACTTTTGTTGACGGTTCTGGCTTTACTCATTTCATGATTCCCCGCCGCTATTTCGGTGTACCTAATGCTGGTGCTGTACAAGCGCCCATTTACGCCGTTGATGTTCCTACTTCTGGTGGTGCTGTTGCAGTTTCTGTTTTGATTAATATGAGCATTGTCCGTGTCAGTGATGACACCTCATTTGATAATGCCATTTTCTATTTCAATTATCGCAACGCTTCTACCCAAGTATGGACCTCTCAAGTTTGTGGTCCGGGTGGTGGCCAACCAAACAGTCCCCTTGGCGCGATTAACCCAATCAGTTTCAATACTGCTTTAGGTCTATCCGTTGACGCGATTAGTTTCTTTTGGACCAACAACAATTACACTGACATGGAATACGAAATTCGTATTCAGATGAATTCTGGAATTAATCTATGCGGTTATCCAAACGTTGGAGCTCATTGTTACGACAACCCTCTGCCTTTATCAGCAGATTGGGACGTCAACAGTGCTGCTATCGTTGGAGCTTCTGTGTGGACTCAGTGTACCGCTTCCGATTTGAAAAATGGTGGTGAGATTGGTTGTGTTGATCTTCGACACAACGTCAAACCAGGCGATTTGAATAACGGAGGTGGAATTCCTGGACTTTCTCAAGTCCCTTGGGCTCATAATGGCCGTTTTCGTGACGGTTCTTATGGTTTCTTGTCACCAACGCTTGATCAGCTTAAACTGCATTGCCCTGTTACGTATTTTACTGACAATGTCATATTTACTTCGGTTTATGCAGCTGATCGAACCGCTGACTTTCAAGTCAAGTTCGATTTCGTGTTTCAAGGAACTTCTGTTTCACCCATGTATGAGTATGCAATGCCCGACATGATCCAAGGTTATGATGGTTTCCTAGAATATATGCGTACGGTTCCTCACTGTATGGACAATATTTTTCATGGAGGCGTGATTAACAAGGTCAAAGGCGTTGTTGCAAGTCCAGCTTTTTCAAAAGCAGTCGGTGCTACGGCAGCGGTTGCTAATAAGGCTGCTTCTCTCATTCCTAATCCTGTTGCCAGGAAAGTGACACAGAAGGCGACTGGAGCTGTTGCTGGTGCAGCTGGTAAGCGCACTGCTAAGCTCAAATCCTTACCATCAACTGGTAAGAAGGGAGGACCTGCCCTACCTCCACCGATGCTACCTAGGCGTTAGTAAGACGCAGCATCCCCGAATGCCACAGAATCTGTTCTTGGTTGAACAGCTGTGATCTACCATGACGCCGTAGACGGTGCTAGTCCCTTACTCCGGGACACTGGAGTATGGCTGCTTGGGACACTGGGCAGCAGCTTAACGGATTGTGCTAGAACAATCTGGGCCGGAACGTAAATCCGGCTGCGCAAAACGATGATTTATGGTTGTTTAATCATCGATCCTATAAAACAATACGTAGGAAATTTACACACACACACTTTATCGTTGTAGAAAGGGTGTGTTTACACATCCTGACAACGATAATTTCCAGACCTTTCTGTACTCCCTGTTACCTACCGAACACAAGTTGCTTTAGCTAACATATACAATGTGGATTATATGGAATGTTTTGTTGATCTTCATACTTTAGCGAAGATCAGCAATCATTCCATATATTAATCTGAGTGTGCTTGCCACTTTATTATGATCTATTCTAATATGGCACACTGTAGTCTTTAAGTGGTGACTACTTTTATAAACAAAC